ATCTGCAAGAAGCAGAATTGTCGCAGGTGAAGGTACTGTGGATCCCGCAGATGAGATGGAGAAGATTCTAGGAGGTGGTGCGTAATGGCCTATAAATACACACCGTCCCCCTTTATGCTGGAAACCTCCCATTATGATAAAGCAAAGGCAGATAGGGCAGTTGCCTTTATTGAAAACCTAAGACACACCAAGGGAAAATGGGCAGGGAAGAAGTTTCTACTGCTACCTTGGCAAGAACAGATCATTCGTGACTTGTTTGGTATCGTTGGTGAAAACGGGAAGCGCCAGTTTCTGACAGCCTATGTTGAGATACCTAAGAAACAGGGAAAGTCAGAACTTGCTGCTGCCATTGCACTTTACCTTCTTTATGCAGATAATGAACCCAGTGCAGAGGTGTATGGTGCAGCCTGCGATAGATCCCAGGCATCCATTGTATTCGATGTGGCAAAGCAGATGGTACAAATGACACCGGCTTTACTGAAGCGGTCAAAGATTACAGCTGCCACCAAACGAATCGTCAATTATTCCAATGCAGGATTCTATCAGGTGTTGTCAGCTGAGACGGGAACCAAGCATGGACTGAATGTATCGGGTCTTGTGTTTGACGAGATTCATGCACAGCCCAACAGAAAACTCTATGATGTTTTGACGAAAGGTTCCGGGGATGCCAGAGAGCAGCCCTTGTTCTTTATCATCACCACTGCAGGAACCGATAAAAATAGCATTTGCTATGAACTCCACAGTAAAGCCATGGATATAAAGGCCGGTCGAAAGAAAGACCACACCTTCTACCCGGTAGTATATGGACTAACAGAAGCAGATGATTGGAATGATGAAGCCAACTGGTATAAAGCGAATCCTTCGCTAGGACATACCATTTCCATAGATCGGGTGAGGGAAGCCTACAAGAACGCTCTTGAAAACCCAGCAGAAGAAAATGTGTTTAAACAGCTAAGACTCAACATCTGGACTTCAGCAACAGTGTGTTGGATACCAGATCACATTTACGACCGAGGAAATCTAGCAATTGATATGGAATCATTGCAAGGTCGTGAATGCTACGGGGGTCTAGACCTTTCCAGTACATCGGATATCACAGCCTTTGTTCTTGTATTTCCACCAAAGGCAGAGAATGAGAAGTACATCGTGCTGCCATTTTTCTGGTTACCAGAGGATACGTTAGAACTGAGATGCAGAAGGGACCATGTGTTATACGATGTTTGGGAGCTGCAAGGCTATATCCAAACCACTGAAGGGAATGTGATTCATTATGGCTTTATTGAAAAATTTATTGAGGAGCTTGGTGAAAAGTACCACATAAAAGAAATCGCCTTTGACCGGTGGAATGCCACTCAAATGGTCCAGAACTTAGAGGGGATGGGATTTACGGTTGTACCCTTTGGACAGGGATATAAGGACATGTCCCCACCAAGTAAGGAGCTATATAAACTTCTTATGGAGGGAAACATCAATCATGGTGGTCACCCAGTTCTCAAATGGATGGCTCAAAACGTAGTCATGCGTCAGGACCCGGCAGGAAACATTAAACCGGATAAGGAAAAATCAGTAGAAAAGATCGATGGTATTGTCGCTACAATCATGGCCCTTGATCGCTGCATTAGAAATAAAGACGATGACTCCAGCGTTTATGATGAACGTGGAATCATCGTCTTTTAATTACTGCTTAATTTCAATTACAGTAGGGCAATCAAGAAAGCGAGTTGCAGTGCCAACGCCATAAGAATTAACAGCACATCGTTCTTTCTGACTTTGATACCCAAGAACGAACTTGAACAAATATCCCATCAAGGATCCTAACCATTGGCTTTCTTGTCCGGTAAATTTAAAGTCAGGTCTTGGTGAGGTCTTTCTTTCCCAAATAAGAAGCAAAGATTTTACTGGTGGAATGCCTAGATCATTAGCAAAGATAATGTTAGATAGAAGGACTGGATTAGTGATAGTGTCCATACAAAAATCCCAAAGCGCACCAGAGTTTACAAAAGGTGAAGCATTTTTGTATGTAGCAGCAAAGTCATTCATGATCTGTGATTTAATGTGATTTACATTCATGTTAAACCTCCTTTAATTTGAACATACATTTTATTGTATGTTTAGAATATCATGAAACAATATCGTTGTCAACACAAAATTGAACCTTCATAATAATGTATGTTTAGGGGTGACAATATGAATATACCAATTATCTCAAAGTTAATAAAGGCTCGTGATAAGCCTAAAGATTACTACTCTGGCTCAAATTACACTTATCTATTTGGGCCAACGACAAGCGGAAAGACAGTCAACGAATTTACTGCCATGCAGACCACAGCGGTATATTCTTGTGTTCGTATTCTCGCAGAAGCAGTAGCATCCCTTCCACTGCATGTGTACAGGTATAAGGAAAATGGCAAGGAGCGCGTGTATAACCATCATTTGTACCATATCCTTCACAATGAACCTAATACTGAGATGAGTTCCTTTGTCTTTAGAGAGACATTGATGAGCCATTTGCTTATTTGGGGAAATGCCTATGCACAGATTATCCGTGATGGTGCCGGACGTGTGGTGGCTTTGTATCCACTTCTACCAAACAAGATGACAGTTAGCAGAGGTAAAAACGGAGAGATCTACTACATCTACACCACTACCTCTGATGAGAATCCAAATTTTAAGGACTATGGTTCAGTGGTGTTAAGAAAACAGGATGTTCTTCATATTCCTGGACTGGGTTTTGATGGTTTGGTTGGATACTCACCAATTGCTATGGCGAAGAATGCTGTGGGTATGACCATAGCCACTGAAGAATACGGAGCCAGCTTCTTTGCCAATGGAGCTAATCCCGGAGGTGTGCTTGAACATCCTGGGGTGCTTAAAGATCCAAAAAAGGTGAGAGATTCCTGGAATGAAGTGTACCGTGGAACAGCCAATGCCCATAAGATTGCTGTCCTTGAAGAAGGAATGAAATATCAGCAGATTGGAATTCCACCGGAAGAAGCACAGTTTCTTGAAACCAGAAAATTTCAGATTAACGAAATAGCGAGGCTCTATCGTATTCCGCCTCATATGGTGGGAGATCTTGAGAAATCTAGCTTCTCAAATATTGAGCAGCAGTCCTTAGAGTTCGTAAAATACACCTTGGATCCTTGGGTCATAAGATGGGAACAAGCCATGCAGCGTTCACTCCTACTTCCAATAGAGAAGCAGGAGTTTTTTATTAGGCTCAATGTGGACGGACTTCTCAGAGGCGATTACCAAAGTCGTATGAATGGTTACTCCGTTGCAAGGCAGAATGGATGGCTTTCAGCCAATGACATAAGAGAGATGGAGGATATGAACCCAATCCCTGATGAGGAAGGAGGAAACCTATATCTAATTAACGGCAATATGACAAAGCTTAAAGATGCCGGTTTGTTTGGAGGCCAAGGGCAGAGTGAGGCAGCAAATAAGAAGGGAAGTGAGGAAAGCAGATGAAGCGAAAATTTTGGAACTGGGTCAAGAATGAGGGTGAAAGAACCCTCTTTTTAAATGGAGAAATTTCAGATGAAACCTGGTATGGGGACGAAGTGACTCCAAAGCTATTCAAGGAGGAACTTGAGTCGGCTCAGGGAGATATCACCGTTTGGATTAATTCTCCGGGCGGGGATGTTTTTGCAGCCGCACAGATTTACAACATGCTGATGGACTACCAAGGCAATGTAACGGTGAAGATTGATGGTCTGGCTGCATCAGCTGCTTCTGTTATTGCAATGGCAGGAACGGAAGTACAGATGTCACCTGTGGCCATGATGATGATCCACAATCCCATGACTGTAGCCATTGGGGATTCAAAGGAAATGCAAAAGGCCAGTGAGATGCTGTCGGAGGTTAAGGAAAGCATCATAAATGCTTATGAAATCAAGACAGGTCTTACAAGAACAAAGATATCCCACTTGATGGATGCAGAGTCCTGGTTCAATGCAAGAAAAGCAGTGGAGCTGGGATTTGCAGATACAATTCTATTTTCAGGTGAGGAGGAGAAAGTGGAGAGTGAACCGCTGGAAGCTGTGATGTTTTCCAGAGCCGCAGTAGCAAATTCACTACTAACTAAGCTTATTCCACCCAAACCAGAGAACAGAACACCTATTGAACAGTTGGAAAAAAGACTGAGCCTAATCGCTCACTAATTTGAGGAGGAAAATGATATGAACAAAATTCTTGAACTGAGAGAAAAGAGAGCAAAAGCCTGGGAAGATGCGAAAGCTTTCCTGGATAGCAAAAGAGGTAGTGATGGTATGCTGTCTGCTGAAGACACTGCCACCTACGACAAAATGGAAGCGGAAGTAGTCAACCTGGGAAAAGAAATCGAAAGACTGGAGCGCAGAGCATCCATCGATGAGGAACTTGCCCGTCCAACTTCATCTCCTATTACCAATAAGCCAGGAAGCGCCATGGGCGGAGAAGAGAAAAAGGGTAGAGCCTCCAATGAGTATCGACAAGCATTCTGGAAAGCCATGAGAAACAAGAATAGTTATGATGTGCAGAATGCCCTTCAGATTGGTACGGATTCAGAGGGCGGCTATCTGGTGCCTGACGAGTTTGAAAGAACCTTGATTGAGTCACTTCAGGAAGAAAATATCTTCAGAAGCATTGCCAAGGTAATCACCACTTCATCCGGGGATAGAAAGATTCCAGTGGTGGCATCTAAAGGAACTGCGTCCTGGGTGGATGAGGAAGGTCCGATTCCTGAATCTGATGACGCCTTCACTCAAGTGTCCATTGGTGCCTATAAGCTTGCAACCATGATCAAGGTATCTGAGGAGCTTCTTAATGACAGCGTCTTTAACCTTGAAGGCTACATTGCAAGGGAATTTGCAAGACGAATCGGTGCCAAGGAAGAAGAAGCCTTCTTTGTTGGTGATGGTTCCGGTAAACCTACAGGTATTTTCAATGCAACTGGTGGAGCGGAGCTTGGTGTGACTGCAGCTTCTGCTACAGCCATCACCGTTGATGAGATTATGGATCTTTTCTACAGCTTGAAGTCACCTTATCGAAAGAATGCCATCTTCGTCATGAACGATGCGACAGTAAAAGCCATTCGAAAACTGAAGGATGGCAATGGCCAGTATTTGTGGCAGCCTTCCATCTCTGCCGGTCAGCCTGACACCATCTTGAATCGACCTGTAAAAACTTCTGCCTATGTACCAACTATTGCAGCGGGAGCCAAGTCCATCGCCTTTGGTGACTTTGGATACTACTGGGTAGCCGATAGACAAGGTCGCTCCTTCCAGAGACTTAATGAGCTCTTTGCAGCCACCGGTCAGGTAGGATTTAAGGCAAGCCAGAGAGTGGATGGGAAACTGATTCTTGCTGAAGCCATCAAGGTTCTTCAGCAGAAAGCGTAGGTGATGCTCTATGAGTAATGTTAAGAACTATACCGAGCAGGGTGGAGAAAAAACGGTTATCGGTGGCGAGCTTTTAATCACCGCTGAAGGGAAGCTTACTTTTGATGGGGTGGAGGTTAAACCCTCTGCTCTTCAGGCAGATAGCACCGCAGCTGATGTGCCGGCATTGGTTTCTGATTTTAATGCACTTCTTGCAAAGCTTAAAGCTGCAGGACTTATGGCATCAGAATAGGGAAGGGGGTAGACGGTGATGTCAGCTTTACTTGAGAAGGTAAAAAAGAATCTGATCCTTGATCATAATGAGGATGATGAGCTCATCACAAGCTACATCACCGCTGCCACCTCTTATGCAGAAGGCTATCAGAAAAAAGTATCGGGATTCTATGATACAAACCCCATGGATCCGACCACAGAACAGGCTGTCATTATGCTATCATCTCACTTCTATGAAAGCCGGGATGGCAGCACTGGTGGCTTTTTTCAGGACAAGGTGGATGCCAGTGAGCAGGTGTGGCGTGTGGTGAACATGCTCCTTCGCATGAATAGGGATGTGGTCATATGAGTTTTGGAATGATGCAGACCTTTGTTGAAATCTATCGCACCAACTCGGTAAAAGACGCAGAAGGCTTCGTGACAAAAGAAGAAGTCCTTTTACTAAAGATCAGAGCCTATAAAGAAAACAGACATGGCAATGAAGCATGGAAAAACAGGGCAAGCTTTACAACAGCCACTGCCCTTTTTAGGTTTCGCAAGCCACCCGCTATTGATATCAGCACTACTCATGTATTGGTGTGTAAGGGTGAAAAGTACAATATTTTGAGTGTGGAAGATATCAAAGAAAAAGGCAGGTATCTAGAGGTGTTGGCAGAAAAAGTGACAGGGTCAAAGGGGTGATGAGGATGGCAAAAGCAACTTTTAAGATGCCAGAGGATTTTATCAATAAACTCTCAAAGCTGAACAGCAAGTTTGATGAGATTGTACCGAGGGTCCTTCAGGAAGGTGCAGAGCCAGCCATCAAGAAGGCAAAGAGCAATCTGGCCCTTCGCATTGGTCAGGGAACAAAGGAAGTCTCCCAGTCAACGGGAGAACTTCTGGCTTCTCTTGAAACCACAAAGCCCGTGCAGAACTATAAAGGGGATTGGACATTGCGTGTGGGTATTCCGACAACCAAGGATAGTAAAGGTGTATCCAATGCACTGAAGGCTGCGGTTATCGAGTATGGTAAGTCAGGTCAACCGCCAAAGCCATGGCTTAAGCCCTCAAAGAGAGCGTCTAAAAAGGATTGTATGGAAGCAATGAAAGATGCGCTGGATAAGGAGATTGAAAAACTATGAGTTTACTTGCAGATTTAAACCACATACTAGCGCCCCTCAACATTCCAGTGGAAACCGGTGTGTTTTCAGATACACCGCCAGAGGAATACTTGGTCATCACACCCATGTCAGACAGGCTTGATCTCTTTGCAGATAATCAAAGCTATATGATCGTGTCAGAAGCCAGATTGTCCCTTTTTACAAAGAAGAACTATAACAAGCGAAAAAAGGAACTGACAAAGGCCCTGCAAGCAGGTGGTATGACCATAACGGATAGGCAGTATGTGGGCTACGAGAACGATACAAAATTTCACCATTACGCCATTGACGTAATGAAAGAATATGAAACGGAGGAAGATTAGATGGCAACAATCGGATTGGATAGTTTATATTACGCCAAGATCACAGAAGACCAAAATGGCATCGAAACCTATGGAACGCCTAAAGTCCTGGCAAAAGCCATGACAGCCGAGCTGAGTGTAGAGCTGATTGAAGCAATCCTTTATGCAGATGATGGTGCATCTGAAGTCGTGAAGGAGTTTAAAAGTGGATCTCTTAGCTTAGGAATAGATGATATTGGGTCCTTGGTGGCACAGGATTTGACGGGCTGTAAAATTGACAGTAACAATGTAGTGGTTTCAAGAAGTGAAGATGGAGGAAGTCCTGTGGCCATCGGGTTTCGTGCCAAGAAAGCCAATGGAAAGTACAGATATTTTTGGCTTTACAGGGTCATCTTTAGCGTTCCTGCCACAAGCCTTGCTACAAAAGGTGACTCTATTACCTTTAGCAGTCCCACCATAGAAGGAACAGTATTCAGACGAAACAAACTGGACGGTGAAAGCAAGCATCCTTGGAAGGCAGAGGTCACTGAAGGGGACAATGGTGTAGCACCATCTACGATTTCCAGTTGGTTTACCTCGGTTTATGAACCGGACTTTACACCGGTAACGCCGACTATAACCATCACAACTGAGCCGGCTAGCCTGACTGAAGTAACAGCTGGTAGTATCACAGGAAGTCTTTCTGTTGTGGCAAGCTCCAACACTTCAAATCCTGTGACGTATCAGTGG